TGTACTTGCAAACAGTCTTACTAATTTACTAAACAAATGGCCGAAACCACCAATGAAGCCGGACCACAATATTACAGGCGTGGATCCATCCAAGTCTGGGATTTTATTCGTGATCAAGAACTTAACTTCCACCTCGGAAACGTAATCAAATATGTCTGTAGAGCTGGTCATAAGTTTGATGACATAGACGACCTAGAAAAAGCCATCCATTACCTAAATAATGAAGTCGAATTTAGAACAAGCCAAAGAGTTTCGGACCTCATTCAATGTGAAAAACTCGAAGAACTTGAGTACCCGAACTATGCAAAAGACTTTGATCGTTGAGGAATTTAAAGAGTTTTTAGAAGCTGAAGGGATGCTGTTTAGAAACAGCCCATCTCTACATGCTGATGCTCTTAAAGAACTTAGTGATCTTGTTTATGTTTGCTATCAATACGCAGAGAATATGAGTTGGGATTTAGACGAAGCTCTACGTCGAGTCCATCAAAGTAATATGTCAAAACTAGATGAGGATGGAAAGCCTACATACAGAGAAGACGGAAAAGTATTAAAGAGCAAAAACTATCAACCACCTACATTAAGTGATCTCGTCTAATGACAACAAGTTTAATATCTAGAACTGGAAGAGTTCAGAACTGGATTGATGATCCAGAGTCACGTCTACCCGTATCTTGCACTGTATTTACCGTCGAAGATTCGATGGAGGGACCAAATGGAATCGAAGCAAGTTGGAGATTCGTCTCTCATGCACTCAGATATGGAGCAGGCGTTGCTGTCCATCTATCAAAGCTCAGACCCAAAGGAAGTGAAAACGGAAAAGGTCTTAATGCTTCTGGACCAGTATCGTTCGGAAAAATCTATTCATCTTTAAATGACATACTAAGACGTGGTGGACAAAGATTCAAAAAGGGCGCGTGCGTTCTTCATCTTGACTTGGATCACCCTGATGTTATTGACTTTATTACTACTCCTAGATCAGAACTCCCATGGGTTAAAAGGTGCATCAACATTAATGATGCAAAATGGGAAGCGGCTGATCAAACAACACGGGATGCAGTGATTTATGGCATCAGGTCAGGTGATATCTGGTTAAACAAAATTAAGTACGACAAAAATGGAAAACGAATTAGAGGGAACGTCTGTCTTGAGGTTTACCTGCCATCACGAGGAACTTGCCTCCTCCAACACGTTAATCTCGGTGCCTGTTCAATCTCCGACGTGTCAAAGGGTTTTGTTGAGGGTATGCGAAGTTTGTGCGACCTCCATAGCAAAACAGGCGTTGATGGTTCTGGAGAGTACCTCCCCTCGTCAACGGATAGGCAAGTTGGACTCGGGGTTCTTGGCTTAGCTAACCTCCTTAAACAAAACAACATCACCTACGAACAATTTGGTGAAGCATTACAAGCTACTAACGATGGCATACCTGGACTTGGTACAGCTGGATTATTAGCTGCAGAATTTTATAAAGGCATTCAGAGTGCGGCTGAAGTTGCTAGAGAATATGATATGGAGAGAGCATTCGCTATAGCTCCTACCGCAAGCTGTTCATATCGCAGTAAAGACAGAGAAGGATTTACTTGCACACCTGAAATCGCTCCACCTATTGCACGTACTGTCGATAGAGATTCAGGTACAGATGGTGTACAGACATATGAATATGGTGATGTAGAGATCGCCTCAGAGGTTGGTTGGGATACCTACAGAAAGGTAACTGATCAGCTTATGTATATGTTTAATCACACAGGGCTTCTTCACGGATACAGCTTTAACTCTTGGAGTGATGTTGTAACCTACGACGAACAGTTCGTGGAAGAGTGGCTATCTAGTCCCCAAACTTCACTTTATTATTCCTTACAGGTAATGGGTGACGTTCAGGATAAGTCCAGTGCATATGCAGCACTAGATGAAGAGGATGTACAAGATTACTTGCAGGGGATTTTAGATAATAAACCCGACTGCGATTGTCAAGAATGAACCCATATGAAAAGTTACTCAATAGAAAGAGAACATGGACACCCGTCCAAACAACAGCTGGAAAGCTTAAATCTGGAGCTGAAGAGACCATCTACCGTGCTCTCGCAATACGCCACATGGAGTTACCAGTTGGCGAGTTTATTGCAGAATCACTTGAAAAAGAGGTTCCCGAATCTGCACGGAGACTCCTAGAGTCAAACGTCAAGGATGAGATCAAACATGATCTCGCTCTTGGCTACATTACTAACGCTATAGGCGTTGATGAGAAAGCAGAAAAAGAAGCTTTCTTACTTAGGGATGCGTGGGAAGCGCACCCTGATCACATGATTACCAAAGCCTTAGTTATAGAACGTGCTATTTTCTTTGTACTTCTGCCTTTTTTTAGGTTTAATGGGGATGCTGGTCTCAGAACGGTATCAGCTGATATTTCCAGAGACGAACAAATACACGTGGCCACTAATAGCCTTGTATGTCTCGATATGGGCTTATCTTGGAGTAAATCTCTGGATAAACTTAGGAAGGCCACGATTAATTGGATCATGGAGCCATTAAGTAATAATACTTATGGCGATAAATATTTAAGCAAAAAATTTTGGCTCGATTCTAGCGACAATTTAATGTATAACGGCAAAGCTCCAGAGCTTTCTGCTACCAAGTCAGCTAGAATGCCAGCCTTCTTCGAACATGCAAACACAAATCTCCCTCAATACTCTTAAGCTACACAACCAAAGATTAGATGAGTTAATTGAAAGACTGGAATCTAATTTTGGTTGGCAGCCCATCCATCCAAAGGAAGAGATAAACACAATAATGTATAGAGCTGGTCAAGCCAGTGTCATTGAATATATCAAATCTATTATGGATGATGAAATCTAATGTGCTATAGACAACCTAAAACACCTACACCTCCACCTTTAACACCTGCACCACCACCACCTACACCACCAGCTCCTCCTTTACCTACACCTGAACCACTTACTACAGATGTAAACCCACAAGTAAGGAGAGCACGTAGTAAGAAGGATAAGAATCCTATATCTAAAGGTACAGGTGCGTTACGAATACCTTTAAAGAATACAGTTAATATAGGTAGTAGTACTCCAGCTGGAGGCTTGAACTTATGAACGCACGTGAGAGATACAACTCTTTAACTAGCGGTAGAAGGCAATTCTTAGATACCGCAGTTGATTGTTCTGAACTCACGTTACCGTATCTAATTGATGATGACTTATCTACAAAACCTAGTCAAAAAAGATTAAAACAACCTTGGCAATCAGTAGGTAGTAAGGCGGTAGTTACGCTTGCAGCAAAACTAATGCTTGCATTACTACCACCACAAACTACCTTCTTCAAGCTACAGGTAAGAGATGACAAACTAGGTGAAGAGATACCACCAGAGATTAGAAGTGAACTAGATCTTTCTTTCAGTAAGATGGAGAGAATGGTTATGGATTACATAGCTGCATCTAGTGATCGAGTTGTAGTGCATCAAGCACTTAAACATCTAATTGTAGGTGGTAATTCATTAGTATTTATGGGTAAGGATGGTCTAAAAAACTTCCCACTCAATAGATATGTAGTCAACAGAGATGGTAATGGTAACGTCTTAGAGATAGTTACAAAAGAATTAATCAGTAAGAAGATACTTGGTATTGAGCTGCCAGCACATCAACCTAACTCAGTGGTTGACGAAACAAAATCAGGCTCAGAAGGGGATGACGTTGAGGTGTACACCTATGTCAGACTAGATGATAAAAGTGGTAGATGGGTTTGGCATCAGGAAGCACTCGATAAGATACTTCCTAATAGCCGTAGCACAGCACCAAAGAAAGCTAGTCCTTGGCTCCCGCTAAGATTTAATACGGTAGATGGTGAAGATTATGGAAGAGGAAGAGTAGAGGAATTTATAGGTGATCTCAAGTCACTTGAAGGTCTCTCTCAGGCACTAGTAGAAGGCTCTGCAGCAGCAGCTAAAGTAGTGTTCCTAGTTAGTCCATCATCTACAACAAAGCCTGCCACAATAGCTAATGCAGGTAACGGAGCAATCGTTCAGGGTAGACCTGATGATGTTGCCGTTATCCAAGTTGGTAAGACAGCTGACTTCAGTACAGCTGCACAGATGGCACAACAATTAGAAAGAAGAATAGCTGAAGCATTCATGCAATTGAATGTTAGGCAAAGTGAAAGAACTACAGCTGAAGAAGTAAGGCTAACTCAGTTAGAACTAGAGCAACAATTAGGTGGTCTATTCTCACTACTCACTGTTGAGTTCCTTATCCCATACCTAAACAGAACACTACTTGTATTACAACGTAGTAAAGAACTACCAAACATACCTAAAGATTTGGTACGTCCACAGATTGTTGCCGGTGTTAATGCGTTAGGTAGAGGACAAGATAGAGAAAGTCTTACAGCATTCATAACAACTATTGCACAGACATTAGGTCCAGAAGCTTTGATGCAATTCATCAATCCTTCAGAAGCTATCAAACGTTTAGCAGCTGCTCAAGGTATTGATGTATTAAACCTAGTTAAGACTGAGGAACAGATGCAACAAGAGTTAGAGCAACAACAACAAGCACAAGCTCAACAATCATTAGTAGATCAAGCTGGTCAGATGGCAAATGCACCACTAGCTGATCCAACAAAGAATCCACAACTACTAGAGGAAGAACCACCTACTGAATAAATATGGCAGAGACACTTACATATGATCCTAGTAATGACACCACAACTTTAAATGAAGAAGGTTTAACACCTGAAGAGCAAGACTCCCTACAACTTGGGGAGGAGATGGCTAAGAAGGAAGGTGAATTACTAGCAGGAAAATATAAGAACGCTGAAGACCTAGAGAAAGCTTATGTCGAACTTCAAAAAAAGCTTGGAGAAAAAGGTGATGAAGATAGCGGAACAACT